ACTTTCTTTACGATAACGGGCAAAATAAAGCTTTTTTTGGAATAACTCAATAAAACGAGTTAAAACGAATTAAAACGAGTTAAAAACGAGTTAAAACAAATTAAAATATGAGAGAGGCGACAATAAAGGGGTAATATATGAGTAATAATAGTAAAACATTAACAGATAAGGCGGACGAAATACTTAAACTAGCAGAAAAGAACGGAGTACAAACAAACTTTTTCTTTACTACTACATTTCAAAGGTATTTAGTACAAATAAAAATACTTGAGGATCTAGAGCAGGAAATAAACGACGCAGGGGCTACAGTTACTAAGGAATACGTTAAGGGCAGAGGCAATATATATACTAACCCTGCTATTAACGCTTATAACAATACAACTAATAGCGCTAACAAGACAGTAACTACTTTACTTAAGATAGTCCAAGGCTTTAAGGCAGAGGACAAGGCTAAAGAAGTAGACCCGCTCTTAGAAATTATAAACGGGGGCGGTAATAGTGACTAATACCAAAGCTTACGAGTATTGTAAGAAATGTATAAAAGCTAAGACGACGCCAAAGTACGTTAAAAAACAAATGCGCGAGTTTATGAGAGTGTCCGAGGGCAAAGACAAGCGCTACACGATAAGCGAGGCTAAATATAAGCAGATAGAGGCTATACTAAAGCTTTTAATTATGCCTAAAGGCTTAAAGGCAGGGCAAACGCTATACGAATGTACTACGGGGTATCAATGGCTTATATATACGGCGGTACTTTGCACCGTGTACCGCTCCAACACAGAGCGCAGGCGTTACGAGACTTGCATATTAGAAATATGCCGAAAGAATTTTAAAACTTATACGGTTGGTACGCTCTTTATAATATTATTTATTACAGAGCCTAACTTTAGCGAGTTTTATAGCGTTGCGCCCGACGGTAAACTATCGAGGGAAATAAAAGAGGCTATAACTAAGACTATAAAGAGTAGCCCGCTTATATATGAGTATAAAGGCGTTAAGCGTTTTAAGCTGCTACGTGATTATATAGAGTTTATAGCTAAAGAGAGTAAGTACACGCCGTTAAATTACTCTAATAGTAATATGGACGGTAAGCTACCGTCGGTATTTTGCGCCGACGAGGTGGGGGCTTTACCTAATACTTACGCTATAGAGGCTATGCAGAGCGGGCAGCTTAATATACTAAATAAACTAGGTTTTATTATTTCCACAAAGTACCCGACTATAGATAACCCTATAGAAGAGTACGACGCTTACGCTAAAAAGGTTTTAGACGGGATCATAAAAGACGAAAGTATATTTGCTTTATTATATATACCCGATAACCCGAAAGCTTGGGAAAGCGACGACTTAGTACTTAAGCAGGCTAACCCCGTAGCTTTAGAAGTACCCGAGATATGGGACGACTTACTTAAAAAAAGAGCTAAAGCTATAGCTATGGAAAGCGCCCGCGAAAACTTTGTAACTAAGCATTGTAATATAATATACCAAGGCGCAGGCACGGAAACCTATATAGACGTTAAAGACGTCCAAAAGTGCAAGGTTAATGACATAGAGTGGGCGGGGCGCGTAGTATATTTGGGCGTGGATCTATCCGAAAGCAACGACAATACTAGCGTAGCTATGGTAGGCGTTGACGATAACGACGACATACTAGCCGAGGTAGTAGCTTTTATACCCGAGGGCAGAATAGAAGAAAAAAACGCTTTCGAGAAAATAGACTATAAAGAGTTTATAAGAGCTTTAAAAGCTATAGCCTGCGGAGATAAAGTTATAGATTACGCCGTAGTTGAGGACTATATACTAGGACTAGAAGAACGCTACGGGGTGCAAGTGCAGGCGATAGGCTACGACCGATATAACGCGCTTAGTACCGCGCAGAAACTAGAGAGAGCGGGCTATAATACTATAGAGATACGGCAACATAGTAGCGTATTACACCCGCCTACTAAGTTACTAGCGGAAAAAATAGAAAACGGCGAGTTTCAATATACAGAAAATAAGCTATTAGAAATTAACTTCCAAAATGCGCGCTGCACGTATGATACTAATAAAAACCGCTACGTTAATAAGAAAAAGTCTAAGGGTAAAGTAGATATGGTAGTAGCGCTAATAAATGCGGTTTACTTACTAGAGCAAGACTACTTTTTAAACCAAGCAGACTTTACTAAACAAGTACTTTAGAAAAAATATAGGAATTTTAGAATAATAAGTTATGCTAATATAATAACGTATTAAACTTTTACTCTATTTGTAGAGCGGGCAGCTTATGGGAACGGCTACCCGATCCCCCAAGAACTTTCTTTTTTCCATTACACCTAAAAAGGGACGACTAGCGACGGTTAGCCGTCCTTTTTTACGTAGAAAAAAGATAGGAATTTTTAAACAATACTTTATGTTATCTTTATTATGTAATTTTATGAATAAGGGGCGTTTTAAATGGGCTTATTTGATAGATTAAGAAAACGAGATAGAGAAGTAGACCCAAGCACGGTAGACGACGTACTACTTAAAGCTATACTTAACGGCGAGGCTATTAAACGCGAGGACGCTTTAACGCTACCCGCGGTAAGCGGAGCGGTTGACTTTATAAGCTCCACTATTGCGAGTATGCCCGTTAAGCTTTTTAAGTACAAGCAAGGGAAAGTAGAAGAGCAGGACAAAGACCCGCGCGTTAATATGCTTAACGTTGATACGGGCGACACTCTTAACGCTTACCAACTTAAAAAGGCTTTAGTAGAGGACTACTTACTAGGCAAGGGCGGCTATTGCTATATTGAGCGAGAACGCAACGACGTAGTAGCACTTAAGTATATACCCGAGGAGTTTATAAGTATTTATAGAGATCCTAACCCGCTAGACAAATGGTTTACTATTTTTTGCTATGACGCGGAGTTTTACCCACACGATTTTATTAAGCTACTTAGAAATACAAAAGACGGGGCTAGCGGTATAGGGCTTTGTAGCGAAGTATCCAAAGCTTTAGAGGCTGCTTACAATATGCTAAAGTATCAACTTATGCTAGTTAAGTCGGGCGGAAATAAAAAGGGGTTTATTAAGTCTCAAAGGAAACTAGGACAAGAGGAAATAGACTTACTTAAAGCAGCTTGGCAAAACTTATACGCTAACGACCAAAGTAACGTAGTAGTACTTAATAACGGCTTAGAGTTTCAAGAGGCGAGTAACACGTCGGTAGAAATGCAGCTAAACGAGAGTAAGAAAACCTTACAAGACGAAATTAACAATATATTTCATATAACGGGCGACTACTACGAAACATTTAAGACCGCTATATATCCTATAGTAAAAGCTTTTGAGACGGAGCTAAACCGCGTATTACTTTTAGAGAAAGAAAAGGGCAAGTACTTTTTCGAGTTTGACGGAAAAGAGATTATACGCGCTAACATTAAAGAACGCTACGAGGCTTATAAGATAGCCAAGGAAATAGGACTAAAGACACTTAACGAGTTAAGACGCGACGAAAACTTAAACGATATAGAGGGCTTAGACGTTGTAGACTTTGGACTAGGTAGCGTACTTTATGACGTTAACACTAAACAATATTACACCCCTAACACGGGAGACGTAAAAGGCGGCGACGTTACCGTATCCGAGGACGGCGACGAAAATATATCATATAGCGAACATATACCATTATAGAAAGGGGGCTAAAATATGGCGGTAACATACGACGACAATAGAGCGCTTAATTATCACGAGTATAAAGGCGTTTCTACTGATGATAAGCCCACAAGCTGCGCGGTTAATTCTATCTTTTGGGAACTTGACACAAACGACAAGTACTATTTTAACGGCGAAACGTGGGAAAAGATAGGGGGCACAATATGAATATAAGAGTTACAGACGATAAGGTAATTATAGACGGCTATGTAAACGCCGTAGAAAGGCTTAGTAAGCCTCTTAACGACCGTTTGGGTACTTTTGTAGAAAGAGTTAAGGCGGGAGCGTTTAAAAGAGCGCTAGAGCGTGCGGACGACGTTAGGATACTTATTAACCACGATTGGCAAAGAGACATAGGCGGAATTAAAGACGGTAACTTAGAACTTAGCGAGGACGCTATAGGACTAAGAGCGCACGCAGAAATTACAGACCCTAAAACAGTAGCCGACGTTAAGAGCGGTAAAACACAGTTTAGAGGGTGGAGCTTTGGCTTTACGGATAGAGAAGTAGAGCAGGGCGAAGAAAACGGGCTAACCGTTAGAAATGTTAAAGACCTTAACTTATACGAGGTATCGCTTATAGACCGCTCAAGAGTACCCGCTTATGACGGTACGCTAGTAGCGGTAAGAAGTGCAGACGATAGCGAACGCGTTAACATAGCAGACGTTACCGAAAGCGAAATAAAATTAAGGGTTGAAGAAAAAGAGCAACCCGCTAATAAAGATAATCACGCGGACGAGGAAAGCGGCGCGGTTGATTATACAGATTACCACAAAATCATAGAAGAAATGAAAGGAGATAATTAACTATGAATTACAAGGGACTTGAAGAGAAAAAGAACGATCTTATTACACGCGCCGAGGAAATACTTAACGACGCAGAAACCAACAAGAGAGAGCTTACAGACGACGAGGCGCAGGAGTTGGCAGAGATCCGCGACGACGTAAGAAAGATTAAAGAGGCGCTTAAGATCCACGACGAGCTTAAGGAAGAAAAGAAAGAGCTTAAGGAAGAGGCAGCAGACGACGCAGCAGAGGCGCAGGCTATGAAAGAGGCAGCTTGTAAGGAAGAGGCAGACCGTAGAGCTTTTGAGGCTTACGTAAGAGGCGTAGTACTTAACGAAAGAGACGCCGTTAATATGACTAAGGCAGCTAACGGCGCGGTTATACCTACTACTATAGCTAATAAGATTATCGCTATGGTTTACAATATTTGCCCTATCCTTGAAAAGTCTACAAAGTACAACGTAAAGGGTAAGCTTGTAGTACCTTACTACGACGAAAGCACTAACTCTATTACCGTAGACTATGCAGACGAGTTTGTAGAGCTTACTAGCAACGTAGGATCATTTACAAAGATAGAGCTTGACGGTTTCTTAGCGGGAACTCTTACACTTATTAGTAGATCACTTATTAACAATGCACAGTTTAACATTGTTGACTTTATAGTAGAGCGTATGGCTTATGCTATTAAGAGATTTATAGAGGGCGAACTACTTAACGGTACACAGAATAAAGTAGCAGGACTTAGCGGAGTTACTAAGAGTATTACCGCAGCAGCTACAAGCGCTATTACCGCCGACGAGGTAGTAAGGCTACACGACGCAATTATAGACGATTTCCAAGCAAACGCTATTTGGATTATGTCGCCTGCAACACGTACCGCTCTTAGAACTCTTAAGAGTAGCACGGGCTACTATTTGCTTAATGACGATATTTCTACACCATTTGGCACTAGCTTACTTGGTAAGCCCGTTTACGTTTCCGATAATATGCCCGATATGGGAGCAGGCAAGACCGCTATATATTACGGCGATATGAGAGGACTTGCTACTAAGTTTAGCGAGGAAATGAGCATAGAAGTACTTAGGGAAAAGTACGCAACGCAGCACGCCGTAGGTGTAGTAGGTTGGCTTGAGTTTGACGCAAAGGTAGAGGACGCGCAGAAAATAGCTAAGCTTGTTATGGCTGCTAACTAATTAAGGGGGTGGCTATAATGGCTAATACAACTATTAAAGCCCTTATAGGCTTTTCCGACGGCGTTATATCTTTAGGCGTTGGAGATATAGCAAGCGTAGAGGCTACTAAGGCTAGCGCTTTTATAAGCGGCGGGCTTGCGGTTGAATATACCGCCCCCGTAGAGCCTAGCGGTAGTATCAATATAAGCGCTAACGGTACTTACGACGTAACCGACAAGGCTAGCGCCGTGGTTAATGTATCAGTAAAGACCGTAACTTATGACGTTAACGGCGGCACGGGAGAAGTAGCAGCAGCTACCGCAATAGCGGGCAACTCTATAACACTTAACGACGGTACGGGAATTACCCCGCCAAGCGATAAAGTATTTAAGGGTTGGGCTACTACAGACGACGCAGAGGCGGCAGACGTAACAAGCCCTTATACAGTAACCGAGGACGTAACACTATACGCGGTTTACGGAGTAGCCGAGTAAGGGGGCGCTTATGTATAAAGCTAAAGTAAGCTTTAGCGGTGTGGTGTCTATGAACGTGGGCGAAGTCGCAGACATAGCCGACGTTAACATAGCTAAAGACCTTTTAAAGGCGGGTTATATCGAAGAGGTAAAGCCCGCCGAAAAGGCTAAGCCCGTTAAAGATACATCAAATAAAAAGCCCACTAGAACGAGGGCAAAAAAGGGGTAACTTATGAATATAGTTACAAAAGTTAGCGAGATCACGGCGCAGGACGTAGCCGAGTACTTGAGGATAGCAGAGCTAACAGAGGACGACGAAAACTTTATAACGTCAACTATAGGCGTAGCTATTGACTATATACTTAAGTATACGGGTATAGAGGACGCCGAAACACTAGACACTTATAACGATATGGTTATAGTTGTATTTGTTTTATGTCAAGATATGTACGACAATAGGGCGCTTTACGTGGATAACTCAAACCTTAATAAGGTAGTTGAAAATATACTAGGTTTACACCAAAGGAACTTATTATAATGGCGAAAGTAGAAAAAAACGCGGGAAAATATAATAGACGTATAAGCATATACCAAGTAACTAAAGGCAAAGACGCGGCGGGGTTTCCTGCGGACGTTGAGGCGTTAGTACTTAGACCATATGCAGAGGTAAAGACAACTAAAGGCTTTACTTTAATTATGAATAATACAGACTACGAGAAAGCACTAACACGCTTTACTATACGTTACCCGCAAACGGTTATTACTTACGATATGATTATTAAGTACCGAGGTAAAACTTATAGTATAGAGTATATTAACAACGTAGACGAGGCTAACGTAGAGCTAGAGCTTGAGTGTAAGGAAGTGTTAAAAATTGGCAAAGTTTAAAACGGAGCTACCAAACGATATTATAAAACAGTTTGAAAGCGTAGAAAAAAACACCGATAAAATGCTTTCGGAAATGACCGAGGCAGGCGCTAAAGTTGTCTACGAAAATATTAAAGCTAGTATACCGTCTAGTTGGTACGCTAGTAATATTATGAAGTGTTTAAAGATCACTAAGACATATAAGACGCCTAGCGACGACGGTATTAACACTAAAGTAGCTATATACGGGTATTTTATAAATGAAAATAACGAGAGAATACCCGCGCCACTCGTAGCAAACGTAACAGAGTACGGGCGACATAATAGCCCCTACCCTAAAAAGCCGTTTTTAAGAAAAAGTTTTAAAAAGGCACAAATTGAAAAGGCTATGCAGGCTATACAAGATAAATATATACCAAAGGGGTAAGCTATGATATTTAATTTTAACGAAGAAATAGAAACGCTTTTAAGCGACTTAGGCGTACCCGTTAGCTTTATGTTTTACGACGGCGACGCTACAACTTACGTTACGTATATGCAGCTAGACAAGGACAACGCGCTAGCAGGCGACGACGAGCTTATAGGGTGCGTACAATATTACGATTTCGACGTTTATAGCAAAGGCAACTATTTAAACGTAATAAGTAATTTAATAGATATTATGACGGCGGCGGGGTGGACTTATCAACCTAGCCGAGATAGTCCCGACTTATACGAGCGGGACACTAAATTCTATCATAAGACTATATGTTTAGCAAAAGAAAGCGAGGTAAATTAAATGGCTAATATAGGTTTAAATAATATATGGTATAGTCCACTTACCGAGGGCGCAGACGGTACGGCTATCTATGAGGGCGCTAAGCAGCTAGGAAAAGCGGTTAGCTGCTCTACATCAATTACAAATAACGAGGCTAAGCTTTACGGGGACGATACTTTGCAGGAAAGCGACACAAGCTTTGCGGGCGGATCTATTACTTTAGGAGTTACAGACGACGACGACACCGTATTTAGTGAGCTTTTAGGACATACAATTACAGAGGACGGCGAAGTAATTAAGACCGCAAGCGACGCGCCTATATACGTAGGTTTGGGACGTATTGTTACTAAAATGGTAAGCGGCGTTTATAAGTATAAAGTAGAGTTTCTTTATAAGGTTAAGTTTAGCGAGCCAAGTAAAGACGAAAACACTAAGGGCGAAAGTGTAGAGTTTGCAACTCCAAGTATTGAGGGTATTATTTCCGCCCTTGACGACGATAAGAACACTTGGAACAAAACAAAGACTTTTAATACTAAGAGCGACGCGCTTACTTATCTTAAAAACTTACTTGCAGCGGGTAGCGACGTTTATAGAATTACTTACGACCTTATGGGCGGTACGGGAAATATTGAGGACGAGAGCGTAACCGCAGGCGAAAGCGTAACACTTGACGACGGCACTAACATAACACCGCCAAGCGGTAAAGAGTTTAGCGGTTGGGCTACTAGCGCTAGCGCTACTACTCCAAACGTAACAAGCCCTTATACACCAAGCGGCAACGTTACACTTTACGCGGTTTACGTTGACGAGGTTTAAATAATATATTAAGCAGCTATTAGGGCGGGACTTTTCCGCCCTTTTTGCAAATAATAAAAAAAGAGAGGTTTTTAACTATGGCAAATAAAAAAAATAACGAAAACACGGGCATAGAATATAAAGGGAATTTTTACAATATATACTTTAATCTTAACGTTATGGAGCAGATACAAGAAGAGTACGGGAGCGTGCAGAAATGGGGCGAACTTACAGACACGACAGAAAAAGAGGTAGACGCTAAAGCCCTTAAGTTTGGTTTAACTTGTATGATTAACGAGGGTATAGACATTTATAACGAAGAACACGAAGAGCAGAGGGCGTTTTTTACTACTAAACAAGTAGGGCGTATTATAAGCGAGCTAGGACTTGCAGAGGCGGCAAGTAAAGTTAATACCACAGTTATAGAAAGCTCTAAGAGTGACGAAAAAAACTAATAATCCACGACGAAGTAACAGACCCTACCATTAACTTTTCGTGGTTTCGATTTATAGGTAGGACTAAATTAAGACTAACTAACCACGAAGTAGGACGACTTACTTTAAGAGAGTTTAACGCCGAGTATCAGTTATATAAAGACGATTTCGACTTAGAGCTTATGCTTAGAGTAACGCGCACTACTTACGCGCAGGCTAAGAAGAGAGCAAGGCAGGCGGAAGAGTGGTTTTAAGGGGGTGCAAATATGGCGGGCTTTGGCGGTAGCGTAAAACTTACGGGCGAAACAGAATATAAAAAAGCGCTTAAAAATATACAAACGGGCTTAAGAGAAGTAAGTAGCGAAATGAAACTTGTTAGCGCACAATTTGCTAGCAACGACAAAAACACGGCTAACCTTGCAGCTACAAGCGCCGATCTTGCTAAGAAAATAAACGAACAAAAGAAAGCTATAAATGAACTAAAAAGCGCTTATAGCTCTATGGCTGCGGAGTATGACACGCAGCAAAAGAAAACGGCGGCGCTACAAAAAAGCTACGACACCGAAAAAGCTAAGCTTGAGCAAATAAAAGCTACTCTTGGTACGTCCTCTAGTGCATACCAACAACAAGCGGCGGTAGTTGATAAGTTAGAGCAGGAATTAAAGGACAGTAAAACCGCTCAAGACAATATGGCTACTAGCCTTACTAATATGCGTACGCAGATAAATAACGCCGAAACAAGCTTAACAAAATCCGAAAACGCTTTAGATAAATTTAACGAAGAGCTAGCAGAAACCGACGACGAGGCAGAAAAAGCTACTAAGGGTATGGACGAGCTAGGCGACGGCGTAGAGAAAGCGGGCGGAAAGTTTGAGGGCTTTAAGACCGTAGCGAGTGGAGCTTTAAAAGTCGTAGCGGCAGGAATAGCAGCAGCAGCGGCGGGAGCGGTAGCACTTACTAAGAGCGCTATAAGTGCTTACGCAGATTACGAGCAATTAGTAGGCGGAGTAGAAACGCTTTTCGGTACGGGTGGCAAGTCCTTAGAGACTTACGCCGCTAGCGTAGGTAAGTCTATAGACGAGGCTAGGGGCGAGTATTACCGCTTAGAGCAGGCGCAAAAAGAAGTATTAAGCAACGCCGACAACGCATATAAAACGGCGGGTATGAGTGCTAACGACTATATGGAAACCGTAACTAGCTTTAGTGCGTCCCTTATATCATCTTTAGAGGGCGACACGGCTAAAGCTGCTAAAGTCGCAGATATGGCTATAACCGATATGAGCGACAACGCTAATAAAATGGGTACGGACATAGAAAGCATACAAAACGCTTACCAAGGTTTCGCAAAGCAAAATTACACTATGCTAGATAACCTTAAGTTAGGTTACGGCGGAACTAAAGAGGAAATGGAGCGACTACTTGAGGACGCCGAAAAAATAAGCGGCATAGAGTACGATATAAGCAGCTTAGACGACGTTTATAACGCTATACACGTAGTGCAAGAAGAAATGGGTATAACGGGAACTACGGCGAAAGAGGCGGCGACTACTATAAGCGGATCTACGGCAAGTATGAAAGCTGCGTGGACTAATCTATTAGCAGGAATGGCGGACGATAATTCTAACTTTGAGGGTCTAATAAGTAACTTTGTAGATAGTGTAGTAACGGTAGCTAATAACCTTATACCACGTATAAGCATAGTTTTAGGAAACTTAGGCGACTTAGTAACGGGACTTATAGAGGAAACTTTACCGCTTATACTAAACGAAGTACCCGCACTATTAGAGCAACTTATACCCGAGTGTGTAAACGCCGTAGACGCTATTATAACAAGTGTAGCTAACGTATTACCCGATATTATAGACGTAGTAGCGGATCTAATACCCGATATTATAAGTAGTATTGGGGCTATGTTACCTAAGTTAGTAAACGTTGGCGTACAAATGGTAACTAAGATAGCCGACGGATTAGCTAAAACTTTACCAAGTATAGTTAAGACGCTATCCGACCTTATACCGCAGCTAGTAACTACTTTAGTTAAAGGGCTACCAAATATTATTAAAGCTGCTACTACTTTATTTAACGGTATTATCCAAGCTATACCTAAAATAATCACTAGCTTAGTATCACAAATACCAACTATTATTAACACGATAGTAGAGGGGTTAACTAATAGCGTAGACGCGGTAGTACAAGGCGCTTTAACCTTGCTTAACGGAATAATTGAGGCTATACCGCTTATAATAGAGCAAATAATACCATTATTACCAACTATTATAGACACTATAGTAAACGGCTTAGTATCGAGCGTAGACGCGGTAGTACAAGGCGCTTTAGCCCTGCTTATGGGAATAGTTGACGCTATACCGTTGCTTATAAATGCCTTAGTACCGCAAATACCAACTATAGTTAACTCTATAGTTACGGCTTTAATAGATAATATAGACGTCTTAATAGACGGAGCTTTAGCTTTACTTGAGGGTATTATAGACGCTATACCGTTACTTATAGCGGAGTTAGTACCACAAATACCAAGTATAGTTAATACAGTAATAGAAAACTTGCTAAGTATGTCGGGAGATCTTTTAAGCGCTGCTTTTGATTTCTTTATGGAGATAGTAAACGGACTAGGCGAGGCTATAGTAGAACTTGCGGCAAAGCTACCCGAGGTATTAACTACAGTTACTAGCGGTTTAGTAGAGCCTATGCTTAATTTATTTAAAACGCTATGGACTAATATAAAAAATGTATTTAAGGACGTAGTTAACTTCTTTAAGGACAAGTTTAAAGCAGCTTGGGACGCTATTAAAAACGTATTTAGCGGAGTTAAAGACTTTTTCTTAGGAATATGGGACAAAATTAAAGACGTATTTAGTACTATAGGTACGTCTATAGGCGACGCTATAAGCGGAGCGGTTAAAAGTGGTATAAACGGCATTATAGGGCTTATAGAAAAGACCATAAACGCGGGTATTAAGCTTATAAACGGCGCTATTAACATTATTAACTATATACCAGGCGTAGAAATAGGCAAAATAGACCTATTAGACTTACCTAGACTTGCAAAGGGTGGTATAGTTGACCGTCCGACACTTGCAGAAATAGGAGAGAACGGACGCGAGGCGGTTATACCGTTAGAGAATAACAAAGGTTGGATAAAAGAACTAGCGGCGGAGCTTTCTAACATAATGTTAACAAGCATTACAACCGCAAACGAAAGCGCCGTAGCGCAGGCTAACGAGCTAGCGGGCTACGATAGCGTAGTAAATGCGTTTAAAGACGCTTTGGGACAAATGAAAGTAGTATTAGACGACGAGCAGCTAGGCACTTTCGTAGAAAAAACGGTAGCCGACGCTATTTATACATAAGGGGGCTATATGGCTTATATAATTATAAACGGCGTTTCGTCCAAGACTATAGAGGGCTTACTTATACAGACTTTACCGCCTATAAGTAAGCCGAAAATAAGGACGAGCGCGGAAGAAATAGACGGCAGAGACGGCGACGTAGTTACTACTTTAGGCTACGCCGCCTACGATAAACCTTTTAAGATAGGACTAAAGGGCGACTATAACGTAGACGACGTTATAAAGTTTTTTGATACAAGCGGACAAGTTACTTTTTCTAATGAGGCGGATAAGTACTATAACTTTGCTATTTATAACCAAATAGACTTTGAAAAACTTATAAGATTTAAAACCGCTAACGTAAATATGCACGTACAACCGTTTAAATACTCAATAGACGAAACGGAGCTAGTTTTTAATAACCCAAGCGACGAGACTATAGCAGACTTAAACATAAGAAACAACGGTAATATATATAGCAAGCCTACTATAACAATACAAGGCGCGGGAGCTATAAACGTGTATATAGGCACTACGCAAATATTACTAATTAACTTGTCTAGCGCAGGCGAAACTATAATATTAAACGTTGAAGATATGAACGCCTACGACCCTAACGGCAACTACTTAAATAGACAAGTTACGGGCGACTTAAATAACTTAATATTTAATGCAGGCGTTACTAATTTAAAAGTAACGGGAGCTTATGAAAGTATAAAAATAAATAAGTATAGTAGGTGGATATAGAAAGGGGGTTAATATGCTTAATAAACAAGATTTTTACAACGCTTTAAACCAAGACATAGAGATAGTACGAGGCGATACTTTAAGCTTTGGGTTTGAGTTAGTAGGGTTACAAGGGGCAACCCCCGACTTTACTTTTACTTGTAAATACCATTACGACGGCGATATAGTATTTAGTGCAGATAATGAAAGCGGCATAAGCTTAGATAATTATAACGAGGCAAACGACACGGCAACGTATACCGTTTGGATAGATCCAAATAAAACTAAAGACTTAGAGTTAACTAGGTATTATTACGACTTAGAAATGAGGCTAGACGACGACGTAATAACACTTATGAGGGGGCGCTTTACTCTTTTATATGACGTTACAAGGGGGTAACTTATGGCTAATTATAAGATAGAAAAAACAATAATGCTTAAAGGCGAAAGAGGCGAAAAAGGCGACACAGAGGACGGAGACGTAACCGCTCCGTTAAATGCTATTATAATGGTAGTAGATAACGCCGAAATACCCGCGGGTTACGAACTATACGAAGAGGGGGCAAACAATGAATAATATATTTTTTAAAACACTCTTTAAAAAAGGCGCTAAAGGCGCTAAAGGCGAAAAAGGCACAAGCTACGAAGTACCTACTAACGGTATAATAGGCTTTGACGACGAGGACGGCGAGCTAGATATACCCGCAGGATATGACGACGCAACTATACCGCCTTACTTAATTAGAAAAGTTATAAAAACTAATGGATCATATAGCGCAGCAGACGCGGGCGCGTTTGGCTTTTCCGAGGTAGACGTAGAGATAAAAAACACGCCTACTTTAGTAAGTAAGACTATTACAGAAAACGGGATATATGACCCCGCGGACGATAACGCCGACGGCTACTTAGACGTAACCGTAAACGTAAGCGGCGGGGGTGGCGAGAGTATAGACGGTTTATACTATGACGGTACAGATGTTAACACTTTAAGAGTGCTACCACTTTCGGAAAACAAAGACATAGAAATAGAAATAGACTTTTACTTACCAAGTTATCAAAACACAAGAATGATACTAGGCAATACGGCAAACGGTTATTACCCCATTTGTTTTATGAATGATAATAAATTTACGGTTAATACGGGGGGTAGTCAAATATATTACGCCCCGCCTAATGGGTTTGTCGGCAATCATAATTTAATACTTAATAGACTTAATGATAGAGCTATAATTTTAGACGGCGAAAACATAGGAACTTACACGCGCCAACTTGTAGGGCAAGCCCCCGCTTTGGATATTGGTAGAGCGTTAAATATAGGCGCGGCGGAGTTTGTTTTACATTACTTAAAAATTACAGACTATAGCACGGGCGAAGTATTAGCAGATTATAGAGCGGGCTTTAGGTATTTAAACAATGGTTATAAAATACCTTGCTTATTAAATACCATAGACGGCGCGTATATAGATTTAAACACGGGTAGACCGTCGGGAAATAATAGCGGGCATATTATGTTATGCCAACATACTAATGATAATTACGCTTGGTATTATAACGAAGATAAAACTTTAGTAGTAAGGCAGAAACTAAGCGATAACTCGTTTAGATGGTACTTTAACGACTATAATATACAAGGGGCGGACGCCGTACCCGCAAACTTACAAAGATTTATACTTAACAATGTAGGAGCAAGAGCAGCTATAGGCGGAGCGCCTAACGTAGTAGGCTTTTATGATAATACTATTAGAGGTTGGACGCCGACACTTAGCTATAACGTAACGGGAGTAGCACGCGGAATAATAGAAAGTACGGACGTTAATATAGATTATGATAATTATCACGAGTGGGTAGCCCCTACTTTTGACCCTATAAACGGATAAAGCGAGGTAAAAAAGATATGAAATATATTAAGAAAGTAGCGGAGACACCGCTAAACGAAGAGGCTAACGTAGTAGATAGTTTAGTTAGTGGCGACGATCCTATAAGAAACGCCCCAAGTATTAACGCCGTTAAAGAGGCAATAAAAGCAGCTTGGCAAATTATATACCCCGTAGGTAGTATATATATAACTACGGACACGGTAGACCCTGCGGTAAGGTTTGGCGGTACTTGGGAACAGTTAAAGCAAAAGTTTTTAATTGCAGCAGACGACGAAAGCGAAAACTACAAAAACCAAGCAACGGGCGGAGCTTTTAGCAGGAATTACACGCCAAGCGGTACGGTAGGCGGACACGCTCTTACAGTTAACGAGATACCAAGCCACAACCACGGCGTTAGTATTTATGGTTATAGCACAGAGAGGGGCTATCTAAATGAAAGCGGCACGGGAGTATTAAGCGATTACGTTAACGACCCCGTAGCAGGCAATACAGATAACCGAGGCGGGGGCGCTGCACATAATCACGGTTTTACGGGTACACAAAGTACTATAGACACTACACCGCCTTATTTAGCGGTTTATATGTGGAAAAGAATAGCTTAAGGGGGATAATATGACGGCGACAGTATTAGCAACTTTAGGCGTAGCGCTTATAGGTTTAATAGGCACAGTAATAACCACTAAAGCGGGTAACGCTAAGATCCAACACGAGCTAGACAAGCATAACGCGGTACAAGATACAAAACTAGAAGAGCTTACAAGAGAAGTACGGCAGCATAACGACTTTGCTATACGTATACCCGTTTTAGAGCAACGCGTAACGGCGTTAGAAAAGGAAACATTTAGGAATAAATAAAGGGGGCGCTTAGTATGATAAGAGCGTTTAACGCTACCGATAAGTTATACGACACTAACGGCGAGGTTGTAATAGCTGCTATTAAAGCTAGGGTTAAAAACTCCGATAACGGCGACTATTACTTAGAACTTACTTGCGGTACGGAATATAACGAGTATATACAAGCTAATAATATCATAGTAGCGCCGACACCAAGAGGCGACCAAGCGTTTAGAATAAGAACGGTTACAAAGAAAAGCAAAAGACTAGAGGCTAAAGCGTGGCACGTTTTTTATGATAGTCAAAACTACTTAATAGCGGATAGTTACGCCGTTAATATGAATTGTAACGCGGCTTTAAATCACTTTAACGCCGCCACGGATAACCCTAGCCCGTTTACTATGAGTAGTAATATAAATATTATTAACTCTTATAGGTGCGTTAGGACGTCACTAGCGGAATGTATAAGCACAGTTATAGAACGTTGGGGCGGGCATTTAGTGCGCGATAATTGGAGTATAAGTTTACTATCCGATATAGGCGTAGATAACGGCATAACTATAGAATATAAGAAAAACTTAAAAGAGCTAACCGCGTCTTATGATTGGAGCGGCGTTTGTACTAAAATTATGCCCGTAGGTAAAGACGGCATACTATTAGACGAGCTATACTTATATAGCGATATACAATACGATATACCGTATACTAAATGTATAAGCTTTGACCAAGACATAGACGAAGAGGACTATAAAGACAGTAGCGGAGAGCTTGACGAGGCAGCATATACCGCGGCGCTTAAAAATGACTTAAGAGCGCAGGCGGTTAATTACTTAAAAAACTCTAGCATACCCGTAGTTAATTACACCCTTAAAGGAAACCCCGAAAAAGTAACCGATATAGGGGACACTATAGAAGTAATAGACGAGCGTATAGGCGTTAAAATACTTACCGAGGTTATAGCTTACGAGTACGACGCAATAACTAAAAGATACGTAAACCTAGAGTTTGGAAACTTTACTAATACTTTAGGCGACTTACTTAACAATATAAGCGGATCTACTAACGAGCAAGTAAGTAACGCCGTAATATCATTAACTAGCGAACTAAGCGACGCTATAGCAACCGCTCAAGCTACAATATGGAACGCTTTAAGCTCGTCTTATTGTATTTATGAGGGCGATAAAATACTTATAGTTGATAAGATACCCGCAAGTAGGGCAACTAATGTTATTATGATAAATAGCGCGGGTATAGGCTTTAGTAACACGGGTATAAACGGACAGTTTACGACCGCGTGGACTATAGACGGAACTTTTAACGCGCAGGCGGTTAATATTATTAACTTAACGGCGGATCTAATTAAAGGCGGTACGCTTAAACTTGGTAGCCTGCTTAACCAAAGCGGAAAAATAGAAGTATACGACGAGGCTAACACGCTTATATGTACGATAGATAAAAACGGGCTTATTATGTACGCTAGTAACGGTAGTTATGTAGTACTTAACCAAGACGTAGGCTTAGTAGGTTACGACGGAGCGGGCAACCCTATTTATTGGGTTAGCGACGATAGCTTTTATATGAGTAAGTCGGTAGTAACGCAGGAAATAACACTATGTAGCAAGGTAAGATTTTTACCTATGCAGATTACAGAAAACGACGTAGTAGTAAACGACGGTATAGGCTTAGTAAGCTACTACGAAGAGTAAGGGGGTTAGCGTATGAGTACAAGTGGTAAAGTAAGCTCTAACGGCTACGAGGGGCGTTATATTACTTTTAGTTGGAGCTTAACAACGCAGAGTATAGCCGCTAATACCTCTACTATAGCGTGGAGACTAGAGGGCGACGGGCAAGCGGAAACGTCCCGTTATAAGGCGGGTAACTTTAAGGTAGTTATAGACGGCGTAACCGTATATAGTACGTCGGAAGATGATAGAATATGGCTTTATGACGGCACTTTAGTAGCAAGCGGAAACTATACTTTTAACCATAATAGCCAAGGCGAAAAAAGCTTTAGCGTGCAGATACAAGCGGGTATATATTACTACGCCGTAAACTGTACGGGTAGCGGTAGCTTTAGTTTACCAACTATAAACCGTATTTCCGATATAACGGCGGTTGGGGGATCTAATACAAGCGACGAGTTAAGCGTAACTTATACGGAGTATGTAGCAGCTTATACTAATAACCTTATAGTTAAGCTTGGTAGTACTACGTTACAAACTATTAACGACTATCAAAGCGGCGCAAGCTTTACGCTTTTAGATAGTGCGCTTAATACCATTTATAGCACCGTTACAACCGCTAAAACGGTAACGCTTAGCTTTAGTTTACAAACTTATAGCGGTAGCTTGTTTATAGGTACTAGCGACGCCGTAAGCAAAACTTTAACTATTAACGATAGTAACCCGACTATAGGGGGTATAACTTACATAGATAGTAATAGCACTACGGCAGCTATAACTACAGATAACCAATATATAATACGTAATTACTCAACTTTAAAAGTTACAGTAAGCAACCTAAAGGCACTTAATAGCGCCACACTTTCAAGTATCACAGTAGCAGGCGGCGGAGTATCACAGACGCGGAGCTTAAGCGGATCTACAGACGCTAGCGAAGTATTTAACCTTGGTACTATTAACCAAAGTAGCAATTTTACGCTTACGGTTACGCTTACAGATAGCCGAGGCTTTACCGCTACTAAGAGTATAAATATATTAGTATATGATTATAACCTACCAACCGCGACTATAAGCGCCTTAAGAGTAGACAACTACTATACAACTACTAACGTAACAGTTAACGCAAATTACGCTAGCATAGGCGGGCATAATACGCTTAGTATTACCGCTCAATATAAAAAGACTAGCGATAGTAGCTACGGCGCACCCGTAACGCTTACAAACGGGCAGACGACGGCGCTAAGTTTAGATAATAATTACGAGTGGAACTTAAAAGTTATAGTAGCGGATAGTATAGGATCTACGACTTATAACTTAGTTATAGGGCGGGGCTTGCCTATATGGTTTGTAGATAGGTTACTTAGTAGTATAGGTATAAATTGCTTTCCGCTCCAAGATAATAGCTTAGAGGTTAACGGGCTGCGCGTTGATGATAAAGTATATATAGGTAGTCAAGTATTATACGATTACTACACGACAGACACCGCAGGCGAAAGCGTGGTAGCTTGCGCTTATGATTATAGACTAATCGAAAACATATTTGCGAGCGTGGAGATCCCCGACAACTACGAGCGGGCGTATAAAATTACTTTCCAAGGGCAGACGCAAAACGAGAATACTATAACGGTTAAGCTTAATAATATAAGCTCTAACGCCCTTAATACGTGGAGTAATACGGTATTTAGAACTATAGGCGGTACTAGATTATTTAAGGAAAGCGAGCTAACGTTAGAACAAACTAGCGGATATAGCAGGAACGGGCTAAACCTTAAAGTAAATAATAGCGCAGCTTATACGGCTAACGTTTATAATATCACGGTACACGGTTACTTAGTAAATAAAGATACAGACTTAGACGTATCAACTTACAACGTACCCGACGACGACGTAACACCCGCTTAGCAACGCGCTAGCAAGCCCGTATTTACGTTTAAATTAAATATGCGTATAAATTGCCACTAGGCAATTAAAAAGCCCTTAAACGAGCCTTAACGCCGTCTAGGGGCTTTTATTTTAAAATATAAACTTGTCGTCACCGTGTATATGTCGCCTTATCAATTCTTTAATAAGTCCTTGGACGTTATCAATGTCTTTTAAGTACTCTATTATATCTTTATCCGTTTCTAAGTTGAGTTTTAAGTATACCCCTTTAGTGTGGGCTTTATCATACTTAGCGCTAGCCCTGCGCTTTGCCTCTTTAGTAGCCATATTATACCCCTTTATCTATTACTAAGTTGTCCGTTACTATGAGCTTTTTAAACTTGGTTTCTATATGCTCTATATCGTAGTAGCCTAAGTCTCCAAGCTCTACTATAGCCCTATCTATTCTATCGAACGCTATAACGTGGCGTCCTGCTTTAAATATGGGGCAGAGGACGGACTTTTTTATAGTCCGCTCTTTGCCGTTTTGTAAGGTTTCCGTTACCTTAAAGATTTCCTCGTAACATTTAATAATCATATTTACACCCCCTTAACCTCATAATAACCGTATAATGATTTATAGCCACTATCCCAAGTATCATAGTAAACCCCGTTTACTACCGCTACTACGTGGTGCGCTACTTTTACTATGTATCTACCCGTAGGGTGCGACTTAGCGAAGTCTTTAACGGTAGGGCGCTTAGATCCTTTCTTATTGCTTATAGGGTTATAAGTAAGTCCTAAAGCTGCGCCCGTTTCCTTGGCGTGTTTTGAGAAAAACATATAGTTAGGCATAAGTTGAAACTCACGACAAAGCGGTAAAGTTAACTCGAAAGCCTCTAACCAAGTAACGTTTAAAGCTTTGCTTAAAGCTCTTATAGTGCAATCCCCGTACTCGTCTTTTAGATCCAACTTGTTAGGTTGATAGTATTTATAATATTTATTTTTCATATTGCCACCTTTC